TCGGCGAGCTTGGCGTCCTTGGACGCGGCTTCGACCTTGAGGCTTTCGAGTTCGGCAGAGACGCCGACCGTCATCTTCTCGACAGTGGTGCGGAGGTCGTCGCGCTCGGCGGTAAGGCCAGAGACAGCGGCGGTGGCGGCGAGGAGTTGCTCTTCGATGGTCATCTTAGATTTGCGGTTAATGGAATTAGAACGAACGCAGGGCGTCGTTGAAAGAGTCGGCCAAGCCCGTCACCAAGCCTTGGGCGGCGGCCTGCTTGCCGGAGAAGACCTGGCCTTCCATGGCCTCGGCCTTCACCATCTTGCGCTTCATGTTCACGGCTTCCTTGAACTCGGCGTGGATCGTGTCGACGCCCTCTTGGAGGTTGCCGAGCTGGCCTTCGTCGAGGGACGTGCCTTCGATGCCAGCGCCCTTGAACTTGCCGGACTTGATGACGACCATCTTGATGCCGGCCATCTTGGCGGCTTCGGAGTAATCAGGAATGGCCATGTAGACTCCGATGGAGCCGACGGTGCTGGAGGGGCTGGCGACGACGCGGTCGGCAGCGGAGCCAATCCAATAGGCGGCGGACGCCATTTCTGAGTCGGTGTAAGCGAGGGTAGGCTTGCCGAAGTTGCGGACCTTGTTGGCGAGCTCTTCGACGCCAGTGACCGTGCCGCCAGGGGAAGAGATTTGCAGGGCGACCTTCTCGACATCGGGGCTGGCGGCGAACGCGTCCAGAGCCTCGGAGATTTCGTTCACGTCCACGGCGCCCATCATCTTCTCGAGCGGGGACAGGCCCTTGCCGATCACGCCGACGACCGGGATGATGCCGATGCCATCGACGACGTAGGGCTTGGGGGCCACGCCGAAGAGCTGCGCGAGCATATCGGTAAAGCCGAACTTCTCGGCGAGGACCGCGTGGTCTTTCGCTTTGGCCGGGTCGATGAGGAGGGGCTCGCGGCCCGACAGTCCGTTGGTAAGGAAACGCATAATGAAATTAGGAAGCGGGTTGGTCGGGCTCCGGGGGCGGAGGGAGGTCGAGGTTGTCAGCCGTGACTTCTGAAATCTGGCTGTTGGCTTGTCCCTGCTGGAGCCAATTGAAGCCGGGCTTGTAAAGCATCCAGACAGGAATCTTGGCGGCCTTGGCTTTCTCGATAATGAAGTTCATATCGTTGGCTCGCTTGTCCATCTCGGTGCGGAAGTCTAGGCCGCGCTGAGCGTAGAGCTCAGACATGGACAGCAGGCCCATCTCGACGTCGTTGCGGTCGTTGGCGGCATCGCGGCCTGCGTCTACGGTGACAGACTTCGGGGTAGTCCAAGAAACTTCACTCCACTTGGGATCGTCAGGTAGGTCGCCGTCAGCGATACCCTGTCCGATGATGTATCCCCAAGTAGGCACGCAGAAGTTCTCGATAAGCACGGACTGATACTTGCCGAACACGCGAGCGGCCTTGGCGGTGATGAGGCGGACGGTGGCGCCGCCGAGCTTGGAGGAGTCGCCGACGAACTCGTAAGGGAGCACGCCTTGGGAAATATCTCGCTCGAGAGCCGCAAGAAACCCGGAAAAAGTGGCGTTGGGGCGGGCTGACTGGAAACTCGTCATGGATTCGCCGGGAGAGAGAGCGATGAGTTTACCACCCATCGTCGAGGCGAGGTTAGCGTAAGAGGATCCGTTAGCGGCGCCTAGTTCGGCAGCCATATCGCCATCAATGACGCCTTGGTCCTTGACGATAACACGCGTGACGTCGCCGTTGTCCTTCACGGCCTGCTTCTCGAGGGCCAAGATTTCCATCTCGTCTTGGATGGAGTTGATGGAGTGCTGGAGAAGGGGCACGCCACGGGCTCCGGAGGCATACTCCTGGTCAACCACCATCATCATCGACTGAGCGAGGATCTGGCGGGACGAGCCGTCGGAGCGGTAGATGTTGACGGCGATGTATTCGCCATACGGACCGAACTGAATGCCGTCGTGCATACCTTCGGGCACCTTGCCTTCGAGAGGGTCGCCGACGCGGTGGGCTTCCATCAGCTGGAGTTTGGCTTCACCGGCGCCGTTACGCACCTTGGCGGCGAACGAGTCACCGTCGCGGATCATGCCGCGGAGAAGGATGGACTGAGCCTGATAGAACGAGAAGCGGTTCGTGATGTCGATGCGCTTGGCCTTCTCGGCGAAGTAAGCCTCATAGCGTTCCTGCATCTCAGGGGTCGACGCGTGGCTCTGAGGCTTGATGCCGTCGCCCACGGTGTAGAGGCAGATGTCCGCAAGGATTTGCTTGAACAGCCCGGAGTTACGCTCGGCCCAGCGGCACTTGCGGACCATCGTCAGACGGTCGTAGGGCGTCAGGTCGCGGCGGAGGTCACGGGGCTCCGCACCGTAGGCCGCACGGCGGGCACGCGTCACGCCGATGGACTGCCAATCGCCGTAGGAAGCCTGCGGCTGCGGGGCGGTCGGGGCAGGCGTCACCGGCTTGGGACGCAGGCTGACGGTCTTAATCTTCTTGCGGATGGCCATGGAAAGTTAGTCCTGACGGTTCTGCCAGTCGGTCGAGATGATCGTGCGACGAGCGCCGTAGGTCGAAGGGTCGAGGCGGCTCAGGGCAAACATGGCCTCGGCGAGCATCTCCTTCGGGGGCATGGCGAACTGCTTGGACGCGGACGAGCCGGAGTCGGAATAGGACATCAGGGTCTTACCTTCGGTGATCATGGCGACCGCCTTGGCTTTGATGTCTAGGAGTTCGCACTCCGTAAGTCCGATAAAGAGTCCAGAGGCCATTTAAACTTGCCGAGAATGGAAGCCGTAAGGGGGGTACGCCGCCCAGCCCACGCCATAGGTCTCTTCCTCCCACGACACTAAACGGCGTACCCTTGCTGATAGCGTGCCAAGGGTCATGACGGTTGCAAGTCGGTTTCGGCAGTTTCCCGCCCAGCGATGCCCCAGCGGACGGCGGCCAGAAGGGCGAGGATTTCGCAGTCCATGGCGTGGTTGTCCTTCTTGCCCTGGGGAAGTATCCACATGGGTTTGCCGGTCCGCTTGTCCTTCACGCGGACTTCGGCGCTCAGCTGCTCGACATACTCGGGGGTGGCGTCGAGGGCGTAGCTCCAGACGCGGCGAGCCCGCAAGCCGTGCAGGAGGTCCTTGCCGGCGGTGGCCGAGTGCACAATCAGGATCGCGCGCTGCGGGATGCCAGGGACGACGATGGACTGCTTCTCGGAATAGAAGCGGCGGGTCGTGTTGCCGGACTTGTCGGTCACCGCGAAGTCGTCGGAACCTGAGCCCTTGGCCGTCTTCCAGTTGCGCTTGGCGCACTCTCGATATACCTCAGTCGTGTTATCTCCTGAGTCGCAAAGTATCATGGCGTGATGGACGCCGTGTTGTTTGGCAAAGGCTTCGACGTTGCCCCAAGAGTCGATGCGGGCGAAGGCCATCAGGCGGCTATGCCCGGTCTTGGCCCAGCGGCGCACAGTCACCCAGAAGTGGCCACGCTGGACGTCGACCCCCATCGTGCGGAAAGGGATGCTCCCGGGCACGGCGTCCTTCTGCTCGACGACGCGGGCCTTCGGGGTAATCGCGGCCTCGGCGTCCCAAGGGTCGGCCATCTTGTAGTTCGCGGCCTCCGCTAGGGCGGTAATCTCGCCACCCTCTTCTGACCACGGGAGTGCGAGCCTTTTCTGTTTCCATTGGCGACGCTGATCGTCACTGCCGTAGGTGTCGAAATCTTCCTTCGCTTTTAGGCACATCACGCCGAGCTCGCCCCAGCTCATCGTCGCTAGGCTGTTCCAATGCAGGCCAATGTGCCCGGAGTTTGCGGCGACCGATGTGGCCACGAAGGTGCCACGCGCGTTAGCCTCAAGGCGGCTGGCGTTCGTGTCGGGCAGATGCGTCCGACAGGCCGCGCACTCGTAGGTCGTTCCGACGCTGACCTTGTGCAAGTCCCACGTGCCGGTGGCCTTGGCGTCCTCGGGAAACCTGATCTGCTCCCAGACCCACGGCTGAAGGTGGTCGCACTTTGGGCACCTCATGTTCCAATCTCGCTGGTCCGTCGTCTCGTGCAGCTGATGGAACTCCTGCCCAGCGCGTCCGCCCTGAGATAGGAAGATGCGTTTGCCCATCCAGCCGAAGGCGGTGACGCGCGCGCTCAGTTCGGCCAAGTGTCCGGGCGGCGCCATCCAGCACTCGTCGGCGATGGTGTAACGCAGGGACAGGCGCTGAAGGTTGGCCTCATTCCAGATGCCGCGGCAGTAGAGCGTCATGCGGTCGAAGTCCGCCGTCGTCGAGCGGTCGAGGTCGTCGCCCGAGAGACGCGCCTTCACCGGCGGGCAGTTGTTCCACACCGGGCGGAGGTAACGCAGGGCGAAGTCTTTGGCCTCTGGGTCCGTGGCCTGAAGCACCATTGTCGGCCCAGGAGCGTTGGCGATGATGTGGCACGTCAGCAGGCGGGCGAAGAGGGACTTGCCCGATTGGATGCTGGCCAAGACGGTGAGGAGTTTCGTCTCGGGATCGGCGGCGATGCGTAGGGCTTCGGCGACCCAAGGCGTGCGCTCAGAGCGGAACGGCCCGGGCATCGGTGAGTCGGGGATGGCGTGCACGTTGGACTCCAGCCACTCGACGACGTCGCCCGAGTCTGACGGACGCAGCACGTCACGGCCTACGCGGAGGAGGTCGGCCTTATTCATCGGTGGACAGGTCGGCCTTCACGCGGCGCACCCAAGCCTCCAGAACTTTAACCGCCTTCGCCGGGTTCTCGGGGTTACATCCCTCTGCGACATCGAGGGCCAGTTTGTCGAGTCGGTTGACGATGCCGGCGGTCATGTCGCGCATGGCCTCGGTGGCCTCCTTCGCGGAGATGAAGTCCTTCGTAAGGATGAGCCGACGCTCCTGCTCTTCCTCGAGCGCCACCAGCGTTTTGAGGGAGGCGTTATAACTCGACTGGTACTTCCCCTGGTTAGGGTCGCCCCCTTCCATCGCGGCCTGCCAGACGCCACGCGCCCGACTGACCAAGGTCCGATGTTCGCTGATCGTGTCAGACAGGGAGCCGTCATCGAGCTGCGCCGGTGCGGCCTTGGGCGCCGCGGCCCGCTGCACGTTCGCCCGGGCTTCCCGCCACGCCCGAGCCGCGTCGATGCTGTCGGTCGGCATACCTTCGCGGCGCAAGACGCTGATGCGTTGAGCGGTGACGCCGAGCGCCAAACCCAGTTCTGAGTTGGTTAGAGCCATGGTTTGTTAAACGGCCTGTTTCCGCTCTGTGACCCCACGAAAAACCTTCGTGGTGTCGTGCCA